GCACTAGCAAAAATAGACGAATATAGTCGCTTTTGGATGGCTATTCCGGGTACTAGAGGCGCAATTGGTAAAAAGACTGTAAACGCTAGTACACACTTTAATGCACTCTTTGAAGTAGAAGAAACTGTTGAAGAAGAACACGAAGATGGTGTCTTTACGGAAGAGGAAGAACATAAGTTGGAGGAACTAGAGGATGAGCAACTATGATCTCGAAGAGGATAAACTTCGCAGTCATTTACAAGAGCTAGAACGTAAACACAGAGAACTTGACACAGAGCTTAAAGTAAAGTATAATAATCAAACAATAACCGACGAAGTTCGTAGAATGAAAACTATGAAACTTTATTTAAAAGATGAGATACATAGAATTAACTCGCAACTTATTCAAATAGGCTTAGAATGAAAAGAGATTACGAAACAGGAGAACACGACAATGTTGTGTTCTTCACAGGCATTGAAGTAGAGCGTACACCTGCTTACGGCAAGAAAACACTATTTGTAACTGATGTTCAAAATATTGAAACAGTGTTTGAACATTTTGCAACACAAGAATGTGAACATATTTTCTTTGGTGCTAATCATAGTTTTAATCCTGGCGTTGATTTTCCAAAAGATGCAGATGCATGGGATGAATGGGAAGACATGATTAATTACTTTTTAAAGAAAGGCATACCTTGTACACTAGATGTGCCACTTGATCATGCAGAAGCACTATTAGAAACTGGGCTGATTGAAACAGATTTGTTTATCCCGCAAATCCGTATTCCACTTCCTTACATCAAACAGTATAATTATAACACTATGATTAAGATCGATGACAGAGATTTTAACGCAACTAATCCAGGTGTTTGGTGTCATAGACTACACAATCTAATGGACGATAAAAAATTCACTGATTGGAGTGAATATGGACTTGACAAACCTCTATAAAGAAAGTATAGTAATACTATGCAAGAACGTTATTACGAATATATGAAACGTAGAATGAAAGAAGAAGATGCAAAAATGAATAATTCACTTACCGAAGCCCAACGTAGTATTTGGGTTACATTTCAAAAAGAAGGTATTCACTTATATCCAGGAGCAGATAGTGATCCAAAACTTGCAACAGGCGATTGGGACGATGTTGGTTTTCTTGGCATTGCTCACCGTCATATTTTTCACTTCCGGGTGCGCATCGAGGTGTTCCACAACGATAGAGACATCGAGTTCATCCAATTCAAACGCTGGATGGAAAGACTCTATAATGGAGGCGATTCGTCCAACGGTGAAGTGCTCAATTTAAATCACAAGTCATGTGAAATGATTGCAGATGACTTGTACAAAGAAATTTCTACAAAGTATCCCGGCCGATTTGTAGAGATTAGTGTCGCTGAAGACAACGAAAACGGCTGTTCAATTTTTTACCCTAGGTCATAAAATCACAAGAGGAATTATAAAATGGCGATCGAATTTAATCGTGGAGCGTATCAAAAAGTCTTTAACGATCTTGATGCGTACAAAGATTACTGTCGTTTTGAAGGTAAAGTCTTTGATGAGGCTGCTTTGTACAACAAAACAGACCCTAATTGGCAGGCTTATCAAAAGTATCAAGGCTGGTTACGTGCTAAAGCACGAAACACTGGTCGTAACATTAACCAAAGGAGAAATTAATGACAATTTACATCGTTGATATTGAAGCAGTAGACACACGTTATACTAAGCAGTGGAAAGATTATCTGCCCAAACAACTGCGTCATGCTACAAACAGCGATGTAGTTGTTATTAGTGGAGGAGAAACGCCTCAGGCTACAACGCCTGGGGCATTTCTTAACTTTGGCGGTACTAATGTGTACAAGAGTAAACAGCTCGAACAGATTGGTGAAATGTTTTGTAAAGGTGAAGTTAAGGATGGAGATTATTTCCTATATACGGACGCTTGGAATCCGACTGTTATCCAGTTGCGCTACATGGCTGAGCTATTGGGCGTGGACATTAGAATCGGCGGTCTTTGGCATGCTGGTTCTTATGATCCTCATGATTTCCTTGGTAGGTTAATTGGTGATGCGCCGTGGGTAAGACATGCCGAAAAGAGTATGTATTACACATATGATGACAATTTCTTTGCTACAGATTTTCACATTGATATGTTTATGCGTACATTGTTTGATGACGATCCATATGTTGAAGATTGGGTTGAAGAAGCGTTCGAAGGACAAGAAGAACGTATTACTCGTGTAGGTTGGCCTATGGAGTATCTAAAGAGCAGTTTAGACAGTTACAAAGGTATGACTAAACGAGATCTTATACTCTTTCCGCATCGTATTGCTCCGGAAAAACAAGTTGATATTTTCCGCGATCTAGCAGAACAACTTCCTGAATATGAGTTTGTTATTTGTCAAGAACGTGAACTTACTAAGAATGAATATCACAACTTGCTAGGTGAAGCAAAGATGGTGTTCAGTGCTAACCTGCAGGAAACACTTGGTATTAGTTGGTATGAAGGCGCACTAGTAGATGCTATTCCTATGGTTCCAGATAGACTGAGTTATTCAGAAATGGCTGTACCTGAGTTTTTATATCCAAGTTTATGGACTGAAGATTATTCTTCTTATAGACAACATAGAAGAGAAGTAGTTGCTAAGATACGTGACTATATGGAAAACTATGATGACTATCTTGTAAGTCTAGATAAGCAACGTACTATATTAAACAAAGAATTTTTTAGCGGAGCAGCATTGTATGACGCAATCAAAGGATGATTACACTATTACATTAAATGGTGGAGAAACTATTGATTTAAGCGGTATTATAGATACCACAGATGATTATGTTTTAGACATATCTAGTATTAGTACTTCTAGTATGGCAGATAGTGTTTACACAGTGTCAGGTACAGATACTTTTACAATAAACACTGATATCAATAGTGATTGGATAATTGACACAGGTTTGAATAATATCAATACAAATGAAGTAGAACGTATGTGTAAAGAATATCCGGCATTAGAAAAAGTTTGGCGTAACTTCAAAAGTGTGTACGACATGGTTAAACAAGATTACAAAGGCAAGCAAGAAGCAGGTGAATTAGATGATGAACTTCCGTTCTAAATTTTTATCCTGGTTAGACAAGCTAGGACGCAAGCGAGTAATTATGGACCGTTTTGAAAATGAACCATACTTAACTCGCTATTATTTGTTTTTAAAAAACCGTAAATGGTTTCCCTTTAACGTGTTTCTACACAATTTTCATAAAGGAGATTTAGATGATTTACACGATCACCCTTGGCCTTATCTTACTATCATTATTCGTGGCGGTTATTGGGAGCATACTCCCAAGGGACGCTTTTGGAGAGCACCGGGACACATCAGAATTAGCACTCCGAGTAGTTTGCATCGCATTGAGCTTGAGCGCGGCGTTGATGCTTGGACAATCTTTGTTCCAGGTCCTAAAATAAGAGAATGGGGATTTATTCGCAAAGGCGAATGGGTTCAAAACGAACAGTACCTAAAAGAGAAATATGAACAATGATTAAAAAACACTACTACACATGGCAAGACGTAGAACGTGCATGTCTAAATATTGCACTACAGATGTACAACGATAATTGGAAGCCTGATTACATTGTAGGTATTACAAGAGGTGGTAACGTACCTGCTACTATTATCAGTAATATGTTAAACATTCGTTGCGAAGCACTAAAAGTTAGTTTGCGTGATGATAATGATGGATACGGTAATGAATCTAACTGTTGGATGGCAGAAGATGCATTTGGATATGTATACGATGATGCCGACAAAGTTACAGGCGGACCATTAGAAAAGAAAATTCTTATTGTAGATGACATCAACGACACTGGTGCTACATTTAACTGGATCAAGCAAGACTGGCAAAGTAATTGTTTGCCTAATGATCCTAAATGGGAAAAGGTTTGGCACAACAATGTTCGATTTGCTACGATTACAGACAACTTGTCAAGTGAATTTAATGGTAATGTAGATTATACCGCACATGAAGTAAACAAGGCCGAGGAAGATGTTTGGCTAGTTTATCCATGGGAAAATGTAGGTAACTATGATTGATGATTTTATAGTAATTGATGATGTTATATCAAAAACTTATCAAAATCAACTCGAGCAATATATGCACGAGCACCAACAATGGTGGTTCCAACAAGACATTACGTTTTCAGATCAGCATCTAAAAGACTTAAAAGAACAAGGAATAGATGTTGATTATCGACACGGTTGGGGTAGTATGATATACGATCCTGCAAAATCTTTTGGAACTATAAATCATTTATGTACACCTATTTTATATAATGCAATTGATTTAGCAAATTTAAATTTAAATAAAATAACACTAATAAGAGGATTTATGTCAGCACCAGCAGCTAAACATGTAACTCAGTTAGTTGACAAACCGCATGTTGATAATCCTAATCTTCATTATGTTTGTTTGTATTATGTAAATGATTCAGATGGTGATACTGTAATTTTTAAGAAAAAATCAGATGGTGTAAATGAATATGCATTAAAAGACGAATTAGATCCTACACAAATGGAAGTTCTTACATCTGTTTCACCAAAGAAAGGAAGATGTATACTGTTTGATGGCAGAAGTTATCACGCAAGTACACAACCTACAAAAAACATAAGGACTGTAATAAACTTTAATTTTTTATAATGCACGATTTAGGAAAACTACATAGAGACGTTATTAACAAATACAACGATGTCTTTTTTAAGACAAAAGATTTCGATTGGGCAATATTTATGAACGACGGCTTTGTTGCATTAGACAATGAAGGCTATCCTACAAATGGACGCTATCCAATTTTAGAAGGTGTTCATAAAATGTGGAAATATCAATGTCAATTATATATGGAACTATTAAATCAAGCAGAAATTAGTCCATACCAGTCATTAGGAAACTTATTAGACATAGGCTGCGGCAGAGGCGGTGGAGTAAGTGTATACGAAAAATATTATAAATTTGATTATATTGTCGGAATGGATTTAAATCCTAATCAAATTGAGTTTTGTAAAAGAGTACATAAAAACATTCAATTTGATCAAGGAAGTGCTATGGAACTCCCTTATGATGCAAATAGCTTTGATATAGTAACTAATGTCGAGTCTGCTAATTATTATGTTGACTACGAAGCATTTGTAAAAGGTCTAAATAGAATTATGAAAACAAATGGTATATTTATTTGTGCAGATACTGGAGACGAAAGTAGAGTAGACTATATAAAAAATATCTATCCTAAATTTGGGTTTAAATTAAAATCATATAATAACATAACAAAAAATGTAGCAGTATCTTGTTCTATAGAGAAATATAGAGTTTTAGAAAAATCTCAACTCTTAGCTGACATTATGATGTACGATGAAGAAAGATATTTTTTGTACAGAAGAGATCAAAAAATAAAAAAAGATGATTACCACATCTTTGTATTTGAAAAAAAGGAAACTACAAATGCCATTAATTAATAGAGAAGAAAGAATGCGCTATTTGAAAGCGTTAGAAGAAAGTCTTCAGCGCAAGTTTGAAGAACTTGAACAACAACAGGCTGCTGGTATAAAGTTCCAGCATATGCAAGGAACAAAAGACAGTATTGCTAGACAGAAACGTCTAATCAATAGTGTAAAACGAGAACTTGGTATAAAGTAAAAGGCAATTATAGAAAAGGAGAAAATAATGGCTTATGATAGAAACTTAATGATTGAAGCAATGATTAAACACGCTGAAGGACATATTGCTAAACACAAAGCAAATGTCGAAGTGTACTTCCACAATGCAGCAGGTGTTGGCGAGCATCCTGATATTCTCGAAGCAATTGAAAAAGAACTTAATATTGTAGCAGAATACGATGATCAAATCGCTATGCTCAAGAAATATTTTTAATGGTTGACAAAAACCTAAATAAAGTATATAATATAAACAATAAGACATCCTCGTCTTTAACTCGGAGAAAGAAAATTGAGCAAAGCAGAACAGATTAAAGCCCGTTTGCAAGATGCAAACATTCGCTATTGGGCAGGCGACAATATTTCAGAAGTCTTACAGAATGGCGATAAAGAGCAACTAATTGAAGAAGCAACTCTTGCATTTAATCAGGTACTAGACGCACTAGTAATTGATCGTTATAATGACCCTAATTCGCAAGGTACAGCAAAACGTCTTGCTAAAATGTATTTCAATGAAATTATGGCAGGACGTTATGATCCTGCTCCAAGTGCAACTGCATTTCCTAATGATTCAGACGAACGCTACGAAGGTATGTTAGTAGTACGTTCAGAGCTACGCAGTATGTGTTCGCATCATCACCAGCCAGTAAACGGTGTAGCATATATTGGTATTATTGCTGCAAATAAACTAATTGGTCTAAGCAAATATACACGTATTGCACAGTGGTGCGCTCGACGTGGTACACTACAAGAAGAACTTGCAAATGAAATTGCAAAGCAGATTCGACTAGCAACTAATGCAAGTCATTTAGGCGTATATGTACAAGCAACACACGGTTGTTGTGAGAATCGTGGCATTATGGCACATAGTTCGTTGACGCAAACCACTGTACTTGAAGGTGCGTTTAAAAACGATCCGGGTACAAAGAAAGAGTTCTTTGACAACATTAAACTACAACAGGAATTTGCTTGCTAATGGGTGATTATATTGCAGTGCGTATGGCACAGGTGTTTATTGTTGTAGTTTTCGCAATGGGCATGATTGGTTTAGTAAATGATTTAATTACAGGAAGGCTTCCATTATGAAACTAAGATATTCAGAAGCATTTTATAGTGTGCAAGGCGAAGGCAAGTTCGTAGGAGTACCCAGTGTATTCTTACGTACATTTGGTTGTAACTTCCGTTGTATGAACTTTGGCACAGGTGAAACAAAAGATCGTTGGACCCTGCACAAAGAAGGTAAAAAGTACAACGATGAAGTTGCAGAACTAATTGCTAAAGATGTTCATAAGACTACAAAAGAATTTAACGACTTGCCTATCATTCACACAGGTTGTGACACATATGCAAGTATCTATCCAGAGTTTAAACACTTCAACAAACTTGCAGAAGTAGATGAAGTAGTTGAACATCTACTTTCACTTACTCCAGAAGGTAAGTGGACAATGGACAATGGTCAAGATATACATTTGATCATGACAGGTGGTGAACCTTTGCTTGCTTGGCAAAAGTTATATATCGACCTATTCGAACATCCACGGATGAAGGACTTAAAAAATGTTACATTTGAAACAAACACTACACAACCTTTACACTCAGAGTTTTACGAGTATCTTAACACTCAAAACAGATTTGAAGTTACTTGGAGTTGTTCCCCTAAACTTAGTGTTTCGGGAGAACCTTGGGAAACTGCTATACTGCCTGTTGTTGCTCATCAGTATAGTACTGTTAACGGTAGTGACATTTACTTCAAGTTTGTTGTCGCTACTGCTGACGACTTTGAAGAAGTTACTAGAGCTGTCGAAGCATATCGTGAACGAGGCATCGAGTGTCCAGTATATCTTATGCCGCTTGGCGGACGTTCGGAAGAATATAACCTCAACGTCAAAGAAGTCGCAGAAGCGTGTATGGAACGAGGATGGCGATTTACTCCAAGACTCCACATATCGCTATTCGGGAATGCCTGGGGGACTTAGTGAAGAAGATCTTGACTTGCTACGTGGTAAAAAGATTACAGAAGACACATACGAAAAAGTAAGGAGGCAGTTATAATGGGATGGTGGAATAAACTTGTAAGAGACAAAAAAGCCGAAGAAGAAAAGGCACAATTCGAAAAAGAAAAAGAAGAATTTCTTAAAAAGAAAGATCCTAAGGAGTATGCTACAAGACGCAAAGAACCTTGGGTAAATGTACTTGATGTTAAAGTAAACGAAGATAATGTTCGTAATGGATTCTTTGAACTAGACTGGAACAAATATTTTATTCAGCAACTAATTGAAAATGGTTACGGTGTTGAAAACGATCCAGAAGAAGAAATTGTTGATCGTTGGTTCCGTGACATTGTGTATAATATGCTTGCAGAAGATGGTATGGATACTGATAGAGGTGCCGGTTATATTAATGTTGTTCCAATTTCTAAAGGAAAAAGTGAAGTATCTTAATGGTTGACAAGTTACAAAATATATGTAATAATGTATATTGTAACTAATAATATAGGCAATAATAGATGGCAACTTATGTACTAGTAGACACTGCTAACACATTTTTTAGAGCTCGGCACGTTGTACGTGGCGATATTGATACGAAAGTAGGCATGGCGCTACACATTACACTTAACAGCATTAAAAAGGCTTGGCAAGATTTTAATGCAGATCACGTAGTATTCTGCTTAGAAGGACGCAGTTGGCGTAAGGACTACTATGAGCCTTACAAGCGTAATAGGCAAGAAGCACGTGATGCACTTACTCCACGCGAAGCAGAAGAAGATAAAGTATTTTGGGAAATCTTTGACGAGTTTAAAGACTTTATTGATACAAAGACTAACTGTACTATGATACGTCATCCGCAACTAGAAGCAGATGATTTGATTGCAGGGTGGGTGCAAAATCATCCTAACGACAATCACGTTATTATTTCAACTGACGGTGACTTTGCACAACTAATTGCACCTAATGTAAAACAATATAACGGTGTCAGCAATACTACTATTACACACGAAGGTTACTTTACAGATAAAGGTACACCTGTTGTAGATAAAAAAACTAAAGAAGTTAAGCCTGCGCCTGATCCGCAATGGTTACTATTTGAAAAATGTATGCGAGGTGATACAAGTGACAATGTTTTCTCTGCTTATCCAGGCGTTCGCAAGAAAGGCACAAAGAATAAAGTTGGCTTACTTGAAGCATATGACGATAAGTCCACGAAAGGTTATAACTGGAATAATCTTATGCTACAGCGTTGGGTTGATCATAACGGTTCTGAGCACCGTGTTTTGGACGACTACAACCGCAATGTAACATTATGTGATTTGTCTGCACAACCTGCAGAAATTAGAGAGATAATTAATAACACTATTGCAGAAGTAGAAACTAAGAACATATCGCAAGTTGGTATGCGTCTTATGAAGTTTTGTGCTAAATGGGATATGCAACGTATTGCAGATCAAGCAGCATCTTTTGCAGAACCATTACAAGCGAGGTATTTAAATGACAATTAAAGCAAAACCAGTACTTAAAGATCGTTTTTGGATTGTTGAAGACAACGGAGAAAAAATAGGTACTATGTCGCTTAACGAAGATCGTTATATGTTTGCAAGCCCTATTGAAACATGTTTTTTCGATAACAAACGTCAAATTAAGAAAAAGTTTACTCAATTTATTTGGGGAGACGAAGAAACTAAACCTATTACAGAAGAAAAATATCTTGTACAAGGATATCCTACAAGTGTAAAACCATACAACGAAATGTATGATGTTAAAAGAAAACTGCCGTTGTTTACAAAGTCAGAAAAATCTAAAAGTTTATATTGTGCAGGATATTATGTAATTCGTTTTGACAAAGGTTGGGTTAAAAGTTTTTGCCCTAAACTAATTACTATTGAACGTTACGAAACTCATGGACCTTATAAAACTGAGCTTGAGATGCGTCAGGAGTTAAGTCGTGTCAACAAATGAGCCAATAAACACTATTCCTCTACAGCAGTTCCTTCAGCAAGTTAAAAATGCTGAAGGTTCTAGAGCTAGAGAAATTAAATTAGACATTAATACTGCAAAAAATCTTGCATTTACAATTGGTATTGTTATGAGCAGATTACATGGCGATTTAGAAAAACTAGTAAAAGAAAACAACTCCTCAAACAATGAAACCATCGAAGTAAAATTAGATGGTGGCTCAGGCTGGAAGTAAACTACGTAGATAACTTTAAAAAGAGATAAATATATGCGTATATTATATTAAAGGATACGCATATGAGTAGACCTAAACCGACGGTTATACTAGAATACATAAACAATAAAACTTATAAATCAGAACAGGTTCTAGAAGCAGAAGCTATTTGGGCTGTATTTTATCAAGGAAAACCTTTTAATTTAAAAAGTTCAAATGCTATAACAAACTATCCTGGACCTAAGTATAAAAAAGTTAGTTTTTCAAATCCAGGACACGCACACAATCTAGCCAAAAAACTTAACGAAATGTTCAATTCAACAGAGTTTGAAGTGTTTAAACTCACTGCTGGCGAAAAAGTTGAAGAATGAACTGGAAAGAGACATATACTAAACTTTTTCTTAAAGAATTAGGAAAAGCTGTAGATAATACTAATGTTAAACAGTATATGCCTCTTTGGTGGCAAAACACTAGAAGTAAAAATTCTGGAGGACTTCGCTTAACCGAGGAAGGATACGAAGTCTTAAAAAATATAGAACTTGCTACATACGATATTCCATATCCTAAAGATATGCCTCTTACTACACAAGTTATTATCTTTTTAGATCAATTTATTGATTGTCCTTACTATCTTACAAACAGAAGTATTACAGTAACAAACGAGAAGAAAGCAGTTGAACTAAGTCTTTTTAGTGGTGATTTACGAAAATACGGGCTTGTAAAAGCAATGAAAAGACAAGAAAAATCCTAAGTTATTGATTATTAAGCTAATCTTTTTTATGAAAAAGGTTGACATTTGTTTTAGTGATGCTATACTATATGTATAGTAAGAAATTAAGCACTGATTCACAAGAGGGAATACACTATGGAAACAATCACTCGCACCGTAACGCCTAACAGCGCAAAAGCAAGCATTAAACATGCTATTTCAAAAAAGCGTCCTATCTTCCTTTGGGGACCTCCAGGTATTGGTAAGTCTGACATTGTTCAACAAATTACTGATACACTTCCTAATTCACACCTAATTGACATTCGTTTGTCACTTTGGGAACCTACAGACATCAAAGGTATTCCGTACTTTGATTCAAACATTGGCAAAATGGTTTGGGGTGCGCCTAGCGAACTTCCAGACGAAGAATTTGCAAAACAATACGACAACATTGTTGTATTCTTTGACGAAATGAACTCATCTGCACCTGCTGTACAAGCGGCGGCATATCAGTTGATTCTTAATCGTCGAGTAGGTACTTATAAGTTACCCGACAATGTTGTAATTGTTGCGGCAGGTAACCGCGAAGCTGACAAAGGTGTTACATATCGTATGCCTGCTCCGTTGGCTAACCGTTTTGTTCACTTGGAAATGGCTGTTAGCTTTGATGATTGGTTCCAGTGGGCTGTGGATAATCGTATTCATAACGATGTTGTAGGTTTCCTACAATTTAGTAAAAAAGATTTGTATGATTTTGATCCTAAATCTCCAAGTCGTTCTTTTGCAACGCCACGTAGTTGGTCTTTTGTATCTGAACTATTAGATGACGGATTAGACGAAAATACAACAACAGACTTAGTAAGTGGTGCTGTTGGAGAAGGTTTGGCTGTCAAATTTATGGCTCACCGCAAGGTGGCTGCCGATATGCCTAATCCAACAGATATCCTTACTGGTAAAGTCAAAGAGCTACAAACTAAAGAAATCAGTGCTATGTATTCCTTAACTGTATCTCTTTGCTATGAGCTTAAAGAAGCATCTGATGCAGGTGATAAGAAATTTGACTCTAAAGTCAACAACTTCTTACGCTTTGCAATGGATAATTTTGATGTTGAGCTCGTTGTAATGGGTATCAAACTTGCAATTACACAATATGCATTACCCATTGATCCGGACGAAGTGGAGTGCTTTGACGAGTTCCACGATAAGTACGGAAAGTACATTAAGGCTGCACAAGCTGCTGATTAATGTAAAAAGAACGGGTTCTTTTGAGCCCGTTCTTTATTTTTCTGGTTGACAAACTGAGTAAATATTGCTATAATATATACATAAAGTTAGGAAATGAGAGGC